GGGCTCGTGTGCGCCCGCCAGAACATGAAGGCCCTTGCCTGGTCGACACCGCTACTTACAGATCGCGGATGGATGACGATGGGCGACGTCCGTGTCGGTGATCAGGTTTACCATCCTGATGGCCATACCGTCGCCGTGACTCATGTCAGCGACATTAAGCTGGGGCAGCAGTGCTACCGGGTGACGACGACTGATGGGCGGTCGGTAGTCGCCGATGCGGGGCATTTGTGGTCGGTACGTGACCGTAGTGGTCATCGTGGTTGTGATCGAGTGGTCACGACCTCTGAGATGGTCACCGAGGGGTTGCAGCGTTCGCCAGGGGCGCGTGATTCCAGGTTTCAACTGCCCATCCAGGAGCCGCTGAAATCCGCTGACGTTGAACTTCCGATTGACCCATACCTCTTCGGGGCGTGGCTGGGCGATGGCAAATCGAATGGCGCAAGTCTGTCGTCTCATGCCGACGATGTTGCGCACTGGGCCTCGGCGATTGAACGGGCCGGATTTATACCTACCACACACGTTGAGCGCACATGCACAACGGTTGGGATCACAACCACTCGCGGCGCCGGCCTTCAGTCACGGTCATTCGGCGGCGCCCTGCGCAGACTGGGCGTGTTGGGCAATAAGCATGTGCCGGACCAGTATTTGACCGCCGGTACGTCTCAGCGCGAGGCGCTATTGCAGGGCTTGCTTGACACTGATGGAACGATTCATCACCGTTCGGGCCAGGTAATTTTCACGACGACATTGCAGCAGCTTGGTGACGCTGTCGTGTACCTAGTGCGGTCACTTGGCTGGCGAGCATCGGTTAAAGAGGGGCGTGCGTTACTCAATGGGCGAGACTGCGGGCCAAAGTTCCTAGTCACGTTCACGCCGAAAACTTGTGATCCATTCAGTCCATTCCGGCTTTCACGCAAGGCTAATCGGGTTGGCGATGTAGATGGCGGTAAAGGCCGATTCACCGTCTCGATTAAGTCGATTGAGCCCGTCCCTACTGTCCCGGTGTGCTGCATCAAAGTTGACAGCCCAGACGGGTTGTTTCTCGCCGGACGCGACCTGGTGGCCACCCACAACACCGGCCTGCTGAAGATGGCGGCCCTGGGTTGGCTGTTCATCACCGACCAAGAGTTGGTTGTGTGGTCGGCCCACGAGATGGACACCACGCGCGAGGCTTTCAACGACCTGATCAACCTGATCGAAGGCACTCCGTCGTTGGCGAAGCGTCTGGCGGCGGGTCCGACGAACGGCATTTTCCGCGGCAGCGGCACGGAGATGATCGAGTTGGCGCCGACGAAGGCGTGCCCCCACGGTCAGCGAATGAAATTCAAGGCCCGAACCCACGGCGGTGGCCGTGGACTCACCGGCAACAAAGTTGTGCTGGACGAGGCGATGTACTTGGAGAAAACCCACATGGGTTCTCTACTGCCGACGTTGAGCGCCGTCGATGACCCGCAGGTGGTGTACGCGGGGTCGGCCGGCTTGGCGAAGTCCGAGGTGTGGCGCGGGGTGCGCGACCGTGGACGCGCGGGCGGCGACCGGTCGCTGGCCTACATGGAGTTCTGCTCGCAACCCGACCCTGACGTCGAGGGCGGCCCACCGTGCGAAGAGGAAACCTGCACCCACGCACTTGAAGTCGAGGGCTGCGCCCTTGACGACATCGAATACCTGCGCCAGTCCAATCCGGCACTGGGCCGCCGTATCACCGTCGAATACTTGCGCAACGAGCGTCGCGAACTGACTCCCGACGAGTACGGCCGGGAACGCGCCGGCTGGTGGGATAAGCCGGAGGGCGTTGACGAGCCGTTGATCAACGAGCAGATGTGGAAGGCACTTGAAGATCCACTTTCGGAGCCGCTGGACCCGGTGTCTTTCGGGGTTTACGTCTCTAGTGATCGGACCTCGTCGGCGATTGGCGTTGTGGGACGCCGCGTTGATGGCAAGTATCACTGCGGCATCGTCCCGGCAGTCCGCGGTAAAAAGATCGATTCGCTGCCGGGGACGCTCTGGATTCCCGAACGCCTGAAGGAACTCAAGGACGAGTGGCAGCCAGCCGCTGTCGTGGTGCAAACCCATTCTGGCGCTGCGTCTTTGGTGAACGCCATTGAAGAGGCCGGTATCGAGGTGACGACGTCGAACTCGGCGGATCTGGTGGCGGCGTGCGGCAACTTCTACGACGCAGTCAAACCTGACGATGCCGGTGTGACCCACATGCGGCACCGCGGCGCCGGGCCGTTGTTCCGGTCTGTTACCGGCGCTAAGAAACGAGAACTGACGGCCACAGACAACTGGGTTTGGGACCGGCGGGACAAAAATTCCAACATTACGCAGCTTATGGCTGTGACGTTGGCGTTGCACGGTATAACGCCAGCGCCGTACAACGTATTAGAAAGTGTGTGGTGAATCATGGCTGTAATCAAACTCGTTGGCGTTCCCGACAACGGTGCCAGCACAACGAATCCCTGGCTGAACCCCGGCGACGTCGCTATCGACACCGAGACTGGTCGGATCAAGAAGGCGACCGGCGGGTCGCTGTGGCTGGATCTGGCTGAAAGTGACATCTCGCGGCGCGTCGGTAGCGTTGCTTCGTCGGCCACTCCGACGATCAACACCGACACCGTCGACCAGTTCAACATCACCTTGCTGGCGACGGCGATCACGTCGTTCACTACGAATCTGTCGGGTTCGCCGGACGACGGCGACGAGTTGACGGTTCGTATCACGTCGGACGGCACGATTCGCGCAATCGCTTGGGGCGCAAAGTTCACCGGCACGCTGCTGACGACGACCGCGGCCAACAAGACGCATACTCAGGTGCTTCGGTACGACGCTTCAATCGCAAAATGGGTCGGAATTTACGCCGACGTCAGCGGTTACTAAGTGATCGCGCTGAAGATCTACAACGAAACGCTGCGCGCGGTGTTCGCCGACTGCTGCTCACCCGGCGAGGGCGGCTACCGACCTGGCTGTGAATGCCGTTGCTGCGTGCAATACCAATCCGAGTTGGAACTCGGCCTAGTCCGGTTTCACTGATCTACAACAACAGAGGAGAACAATCATGCAAAGCCTCAACTCCCCGTCGATGGGCCAGGGCAATACCCCCAGTGCCGGTGGCGCCGACATCGAGCCGCAAGAGGCCGCCTATAACGTGCCCAGCGCCGGCGGCGGCGACTACGGTGCGCCGACTCCGCACGCGGCGGCGGTGAGTCAGGACCCCTACATGGCGCCCGAGGCTGATCTGGCCCAGAACGCCAACAGTGGTTGGCCGATGACGCAGGGCAGCCACGAGTGGACGTCGACACCGGGCGAATCGTCAGAGGCGCCGGAGATTCATCCTGGCGGGTTCAACGAAGTTTCCTGATGCGCAATCCATTTAAGCGGCGCGAGGAACAGCGGGCCATCACCGAATGGCCGTGGGATACGGGCGGTGGCGTCAAAGCGGCCAGCCCCGCAGTCGGCGTGGACCGCGCCCTGTCCCTGGTTCCGGTGTTCGCCGCGGCACGGGTGCTCGCTGACACGGTGGCGTCGTTGACGCCCGTGCTGTATCGCATGGACGGCGACATCAAGAAAAAGCTGCCCACCCCGTCGCTGTTCACCAACCCCTCGGTCAATGGGACGTTGTACGACTGGCTGTTCCGCGGGACGACGTCGATGGCGTTGCAGGGCGACGCTATCGGGTTGATTACGCAGCGGGACTTCTACGGGTTCCCGACGATGGTCGAGTGGCTGCATCCTGAGCATGTCGTTGTGCAGGACGGGTCTCTGGCGGGTCAGGGGTCGTTCGTTAACCCGATCTGGTGGTGGAAGGGTCGGCGGATGAATCCTGCCGACCTCGTCCATATCCCGTGGTTCTGCATGCCCTACAGGGTGCGCGGATTCAGCCCCATCGGGGCATACCGCGCCACCGTCAATGTCGGTCTGGGCGCGCAAGACTTCTCGGCCGAGTGGTTCAACAACGGCGGCGTGCCGCCCGGCACCTTCAGGAACGCGCAGCAGAAGGTGTCGAAAGAAGAGGCCGACCTGCTCACCGCCAGGGTGACCGCTCGTCTGCGGCAGCGTAAGCCCCTTGTGTACGGCAACGATTGGGAATACACCCCGATTGCGATCAAGCCGAACGAGGCCCAATTCATCGAGTGCGCGGTCGGGTCAACCATGTTCTCAATGGCTGATGGAGGTCTTCGCCGGGCGGATGAACTTCGCGCTGGCGATGAGGTGCAGTCGTGGGATGGGAATCGTTGCGTTAGTGGTCGTGTCAGTAGCGCCGTGGAGATGCCAGTTGGCCCTACGGTGCGGGTAACGACCGCCTGCGGTCGTGAACTGGAGACATCGCCTGATCACCCCTACTTGGCCGCTCATCGTCCACGTTCTCCAGGCAAGCGATACAAAGGAACCCTGGATAGTAATTCGGGTTGGATGAAGGCCGCCGATCTACGTCCCGGTGATTATGTCCGAATCGGGCTGGACTGGGAAGGTCAGTCCGATGGTCGTCTGGACATCGAAACATCTTGGGCATTAGGTGCTTTGATTGGCGACGGGTCTTTGCCTGAGAGGCAGGGGTTTAAGTTCGCGACAGTTGAGCCCGCAATCGCGGCCCGATTGAATGACTGGCTGCGCGGATACGGAGCTTATCTCGTAAGCACGCCCACCGCGGGCAGGCCCGCTGATCATCGTATTAATGTCGGCGGTCAGGTGGGGCCGGGTGGCTCGGTTTTGCGTCGCGAGTTGCGGGCGCTGGGAGTCCTGGGAAAGACCGCTACGAACAAGCGTGTCCCAGAGGCGGTTATGAGAAGCGGTAAAAAATCTTGGGCCGCTTTCCTGTCGGGATATTTGGATACTGAC